TAATTTAATATTGTATACATGATTGTTTGCTCCAATTTTGTCTAATCTTATTAATCCCATAATCTAACCATCCTTTCTATTTTAAAGCGTTGGTCGCAACCCTTATTTATTTTTCAAAAAATTCTTCTAATCCATCATAAGGACAAGAATCTTCATTCTTTAGTGTATATTTAACACCATCGTTTCCTTTGTTACTCAAAGAATTTAATGCAAAGTTTTTCTTTCCAACTAAAGCATATAGTTTTTCTTCTAACACATCTAAAGTTATTTTTCCTTCATATGCTTCAACTTTTAACTCTTTAATATCTTCATCTTCTAAAGCAAATTTTGAAACTACTAAATCTGTATCAGATTTTCTTTTTGCTTCAATTTGTTTTTCTTTAAATTCTGTTAATTCAGATATACTAGTTGTATATTGTTCAATTTTCTTGTTCAACTCAGATATTTCATTTTCTTTAGTTGTAAAATTAGCCTCTAGGGTTTTATATTCTTCTGTTTCTTTAACATTGAAACTATTCTTAACTTCTTCTTCCTTTAAAGAAACTTGTTCTTGAACCTTTTGAGCAAATTTTTCAGTAACTTGAGAATATATTGGATTTATAATAGGTTCTTCACCTACCATCTCTCTCCAATCAAGATTACATTTGTCTCCAGCCATTACATATGGAATTCCATAATAAATATTCCACTTTGTATTATCTTCAACAACCGCAATGTTTTCGGATGGTATAATATCATATAAATAATATTTATTTATTTCTTCTATTTCTCCATCCCAATATTGATAATATCCTTTTATACTATCTAATTCTGTGTTTATAGCTTGTCTTATCTGTCCAACACTTAATGCAAATAATTTATTTTCTAATTCTTCATCTGTGAAGTCAGTATTGTTTATTACTTCTTCGTATTCATTTCCAGATAAATAATTAAATTTTGCTATTATTTCTTCTCTTTTCACTACACTACCTCCCCTTTCATTTATTTGTGTAAAATTATTTTTATATAATTCAACTTTTGAATTTATCTCTTCGAAAATTGAATTTGAACTAAATTGTTGAATCTCCACTGTTGAGTTTTTCATTGCAGGAACAACATCATCCCCCAATATACAAGCTCCGAAGAAAGAAAAATTTGTAAAATGAAATACTCCATCATTATCAAATTCACCTTCATAATTATCATGTAATTCCATAGATTGTGGTTTTATGGAATTTTTATTAAATATATCTATTGGGTCATCCCACTTATTCCATAGTAACCCGTCAACTACTAAAAACTCTCTGGCAACACCATCGTCACATAATCTTTCTTCAAAAT